TTTATCACCTTCTAAATAATAATGAATACCTATAAAGTATGATGCTTCTGGTCTTTCAGGGTCCCATTCATGAACTAATTTATACCATTTTTCACATTCACTCCAAGGTCTATTCAATTTAAAGTTATACATTCTGGTCATTTCAAAAAGGGCATCAATCTTTTCTTGGTCAAATCCTTCTTTAGGATGGAAAGCTCTTTTATAAAACCATTCAGCCGCTTTTTCATAATCTTCTAATAAATTATAAGTTTGTGCGATATAGTATAAATGCCTTGGATTATCAGGTTCTTCATCAATCATTTCAAATAAACATTTTAAATCATATCTCTTTCTATCCATAGTTCTTTTTTCCATATAATCACTTCTTAAATCTAATATCCATGATTTTTGTGCTGGAATAACAACATTTACATTATTATCACCTTGTATAACTTCGTGAATAGTATATATATATCTCAATTTATATTGAGTAATAGTAATACGATTAGAGTAGTATTCGGTATCATTACTCTTAATTAGAAGACTGAATGAATCCGCGAATTGGTCACTTCTTACAGTATTTAAAAAGTCTCTCAATTCACCTTCAATTACGTAAGTATCATCTAACATTAAATTATATTTACACTTCATACCAGCTAATTCTAAACAACGATTACGACTTTCACGGAAATTAATAAATGGTTCTTGATATAACTTACCCTTCTTTTTACCAACAAGTATATTATTAATATTTTCAAGAGTTTCATCAGTGCTACCAGTATCTAATATAGTCCATCTATCAATAATAGGTAAATTACGTTCTAACATTTCTTTAAAATCACTACCACCATTTTTAACCATTATACATAAATTAATAAGATTATCATAATCAAGTTCATCATTTTTCAAATAATAATGAAATTCTTTTAAAAATGGTTCATATAAATTATTTGGAATATATAAATAATAATCACTATTAGATAATTTATAACAATGTTGATAATTATCTTTAAGATTTTGGTTAAAAGTAGTTAATAATAATGGTTTAACAGACAATAATAAATCAATATAATTATTATTTAATTCGTAAAAGAAAACTATATTATTATTTTGAAAATTTATAAAATCATTTTCAATAGAAACATTATCTTCTAAATTCAGTTCGGATAAATTGACTGTTGTATTTTCATATTCGTTCATATCTAAATGGTCATTAATAATATAAATTTTATCAAAGTAAGAATGACATTCATAAGATATAAAAGAACTATATTTTAGACCATATACGAATAAGGTTGGATGTTCAATTATTTCAGCTAAATCATAAAGTAATCCGGAATATCTTTCTAATTTGCCTATAATAGGAAATAGTTTAAGACTATTGTACTCATCGTGACGAAATGGTGGATAGTCATTAGGATTACATTGATAATTATTTTTATTGAATTTTATCATTGAAATATTTATTTTAGAATAGATATTTCAATTAATATCTATACGCATTTTTTTAAGATGTATAAGCAAGACCACCCATACCATTAGTAATCCTTAATACATTATAATTAATAGCATATAATCTAACTAAACGATATGAAGCACTGCTTATAAGTGTAGTAGTATCTAAATTTAGTGTTAATAAAGTATTATCAAGACGACTAAAATTACAAGAGCCAGACGGTTGATGTTCTTCTGGATTAATTGCGAAAGAGTATATATGAATGTATGGAAGTGCTGAATTAGCTCCAGAACCTTTATGATATTGGAATCGTTGAACTTTAGTAAAATAAGAACCATCTCTAAGTGAAAATCGGTCTTGACCATTAAACTGTAAAACAGCACTTTTACATTTCTCAAAATTATCTATATTATATGATGAATTATCAGAAGTATCTTGTATAACCCATACGAGTTCTTTAATAGGGTGGAAGAATTGAAAATCAAGGTCATATTTTGTATCTGTAGTTTGTATAGCTTTAGATTCGTATACTTGTAATTGGTCAATTAAATATTGGTGTGTATTATTCATGAATAATCGTCGTTCATCGGTATCTAAATAAAAATAGTCAGCATATATTTTGAGATTAGAAATATTAGCACTACCAGTAACTTTATTAGCATCTTTAAAGTGAATTGAAAGATAACATTCGTTATATTGTAATGCGACTAATGGAATAGCAAGACCCGGATTACGACAAAACCAGAATTGTAAAGGTATATAAAGTTTATCATCGGTTGATGAAAGCATATCATCTAACATTTGTAATTTATCAACTGGATAAGTTAAGTCACACCAAATAGCCATCCACTCTCCATATTGTCTATCTATTAATTGACTACCTATAGTAAAATCAACATAGTCAATAAGTTGATAGCCATAATAAGTACTAACGATACTGGATATATCCATAGTAATTTCTAAAAATATGGTAGATAGTAAATCACCATTTAGAGGGACTTTAGTAATAACACGGGAACCCATATTAACATTATAGTCATTATCGTAAATATTAATAGATTCAATAGAAAAGTTAGAATGGCGACGATATATGAATTTAAAATATGTTATTTGTGGATTACCTGTTAAATATATATCTTGAGCACCATATGCTGTAAGTTGTAGAGTAGCTCCAGGCATAAAGTAGAATTTATAATATACATATTTTTTATTATCATAAATTTATTGTATAATATTATAAATTCAGTTATGAATAATAAAAATATTGTTTATTTACCAAGTGAACAATTAATAAATAATTTTATAAATAATGTAGTCCAATATATACAGAATAATAATACACAATCTATTATAGAAAATTATATAGTAATAGGAAGTAATTATTTATATTTGGAAGATGAGATATTAGATATAATAAATATAATGAAAAATGATGTAGAACTATTTATTGAAAAAAGTTCAACTTTTACAAAATTGATATTAGATATAGATTTTAAATGGACACTTATATATGGATATAAAATATTATTTAAAAAAGAGAATGATGAATATTATCATATCAAGATATATAGGCCAAAAATAACAATATTATATTTGACAGATAAGATAAATGATGTATTAGAGAATTGTAAGAAGAGTATTTATAAATATTGTAAAAAGAATAATTATGTATTCGTTCATCAATATTCAAAATTATTCAATTCTTTTTATAATCGGTTAGAATATACTTCAAGACGTATATTAGATGATGAATATGTATGTGTATTATATAATTATAGTTTTATAGTGAATTATGAGTTATCAATAATGGATATAGTTAGAATATTGTGTATGGATAAATATACAATATCGTTAGACTATATAAATGGAAAATTATTAAAAAATAATTTTATAATGAGAAATTCAAGAAGATTAATAGATATAGTTAAGGAGTTAAAGTATTTTGAAGAAGATGATGAAAAGATGATAAAATATATAAAGGAATGTATATCAAGAGATGTGAATATATGTAGTATACATTCTTATATAAATAAGAAGAGTGGTTATTATATGCGTGCTGGATTTTTAGATTTAGTACATACTATGAATACTCAAAAAGAAGAAGATGATAATGAATATGATATGATAAATATAATAGAGACACATATGTCCGGGAATAATTTAAATGGAAATGAACAGTTTTTCAATATAATTGGTAAAACATATACAACAGGAAATATGGTGAATGGATGTAATGGAACGATAACTTTTATGAAGAATAATAAGATATTGTATCCTTTATCAGAGAAATATGGAGAATATAAGAAGTTGAATAGTAGTTCATATGAGATAATATTAAATGATAAGAGATATATATTAGTATTTTTTAATAATTATAAGAGATATATAGGAACTTTAATAGATGAATTGGGTGATGTGATTACAGGAAATTTACTGCGTTAAAATTGAGCTTTTCAACTTACGAAATCTCTAAAATAAATACTTAAAGCCTTTATTTAGGTGTAATATATAGTATATATAGGGTTGTATATACTGTATATATAAAACAGTTAAATAGTTAAAATATTTTCTAATATATATATGAGTTTATTGATTTCCTAATTAGAATTAGGCACTTTAATTAGATGTATTAATAGCTCCCATTCATATTCAATTTATCATTATTTATTTGTAATATTTTATTATGGATATTACTGGTCTAACTATTATAGCCTTTATAGTTTAATAAAAGATGATTCATATTGATATGATAGACCCATCTATTTTGTAGCTACACTATTAGATTAGGCATATTTATCTTCACCGCGGATGTAGATGAATTGCCAATTTTTTGGAGACCGAGACCGTGACTGTTTTTTGGCAGGCTTTTTCCTAAAAAGCCCGAGACTTTTTTGATTTTATTTATTTATTTATATTTTCCCTTTTTGTGGACTTTGTTTTTTCAAATAATCATATAATTTGAAAATACAATACTTTATAATGAATATGCTAAACCACCCATACCACTCATTATTCTTAATACATTATAATTAGGCGCATATACATTTAACAGTCTATAAGCTGTATTATTACTAAAATTACCTAAATCCGTAATCATATTGCTTTGTGATAAATCTATATTCAAAGTTACATTATTTAAACGACTAAAATTACAAGTTCCACTTGGTGCTAAATCATCCGGATATAAAGAGAACGAATATATGTGTGTATATGGCAAACCTAATGCTATACCTACACCTGTATGATATTCATATCTTTGAACATCAACGAAATATTTTCCTTTTCTTTTTTTGAATCGGTCAATACCATTCATTGTAATATTAGCTGCTACTACTTGTTCGTATCTATCTATGTAATATTTAGAATCACCACTAACATCCTGAATAACCCATATAAGTTCTTTAACAGGGTGAGCAAATTTTAAATCTTGTGAATAATAAGTTTTATTAATATCTATTTTTGTTGATACAAATTGAACTTGTTCTATTAAATATTCGTGACTTCTTTTAGCAAATAATTTTCTTTCATCAGTATCTAAAAATATATAATCACACCATATACTACACTTTGTTATATCACCACTATTTGAAATATTTTCAGCATTTTTAAAATATATATGTAGTTTCACATCGTGATATTGTAAAGCTACTAATGGTAAAGCAGAACCCGCATTTCTACAAAAAAATAATGGTAAGGGTATATATAATTCTTGAGCAGTGACACTAACCATATCATCTAATATTGTCATCTTATCATAAGTATTTGTTAAATCATACCATAACATCATCCATTCCCCTGGTAATCTTTGTATTAATTGGCTACCAATTTCAAGGTCAATATAATCAATTAATTGAAAACCAAAATATTCATCTTCTATATTTTGATTACTATATTCTAATTCAAGATATAATCTATATAGTAAATCACCATCACGAGCTATATTACAAGTTATTTTTCGTCCTAATAATGCGCTACCAATATATGATTGTTCCATTTGTTCAATAGCAAAGTTTGTATGTCTTTTATAAACAAATTTGAAAAAGGTCATTTGTGGATTACCTGTTAAATATATATCTTGAGAACCATATGAAACTAATTGCATAAGACCACCGGTCATTTATATTTATTATAGTTTGTTAAAATAATAATAATTATCGTGCGTATAAGAATATTTATTTTAATCATATAAATTATAATGAGTTATAAGGGTGATTACATTAAACGGCAGATCGACTTTTTTAATAATAATAACGATTATGTCCGTAATCCAATGCAGTCTGACCTTGATGCTAATGGGTTCCGTATCACTAATTTGGGACCACCTGTAAATCTAAATGATGCCGCCCGTCTGGCTGATATCTCGGGTGGTGGTAGTGGTAATTTATGGTATTTATATCCAGCATATGCCGATGTCAGTTTTAATTGTAATTCATTATTAGATGTATCATCTATAGTTTTTTGTGATGATATGTCTATTATTCGTGGAGCAGGTGGATTCTTTGATATTAGTTCAAATAATCCAATACGTATTAATAATAATGCTATTTATATCAACAATAATGGTTATGTCGGTATTAATAATAATAATCCCCTATATAATTTGGATGTTAGTAACTCATTTCATACAATATATATATATGATTATTTAGATTTATCTGGTAACAATGGACAAGTTTTATCATCTACACCTAATGGTATTAAATGGATTGATGTTGCTGATATTAGTGATAATTTATGGATACCCAACGGCAATAATATATATAACGCCAATCTAACCGGTAATGTTGGTATAGGAATAACAACGCCTATTTATAGGTTAGATGTTAGTGGTGATATTCATTCATATAAAAGCCTTTTTATTGATAATAGTGCTAACATAGGTAATACATTATACGTAGTTCATAATAATAATAGAGTAGGTATTAATATATCAAATCCACAATATGATCTTGATGTTAGTAGTTCTTTTCATACCAGATATATATATGATTATCTTGATAGCAGTGGTATTGGTGGTATATTAACAAGCTCTAATAATGGTATTATATGGAGTAGAGATATTTCATTAAATAGGTTAGATGTTTCACAAGCGACTATTATAGACTTATCAAGTAATAAAATATTTGTTAGAGACTTATCTGCTGTAAATGCTTCAATCATAAATGCTGATATTTCCAGTTTAACTGTTAAAGATATTATAGGTGGTAAAATAGACGCAAGTATCAATATATTAGATACAAATGATGTCCGCACTTGTTATATAACTTTTGTTGATAATAGTGGATATCAAAAATTACGAATAGATACACAAAAACTCATATATAATCCAGGATTAGATAGATTAGGTATCGGTATAAATCCTAATTATAATTTAGATGTGAGTAGTTCTTTTCATACAAGATATATATATGATTATATTGATAGTAGTGGTGTAGGTGGTATATTAACGAGTACATATAATGGTATTATATGGAGTAGAGATATATCATTAAACCGATTATATGTAACAGATTTATCAGCAGTGAATGCGTCCATTATAAATTTAGATGTATCACAAGCAAATATTAGGGATTTATCAAGTAATAAGATATTTGTTAAAGATTTATCAGCAGTGAATACGTCAATCATAAATTTAGATGTTTCTTATTCATATATTAGTCGTCTGGATGTTAGTAATGCTAATATTAGAGACTTGTCAAGTAATAAGATATTTGTTAGAGACTTATCATCTGTCAATGCTTCGATCATTAACTTGGATGTATCACAAGCGAATATACGAGATTTATCTAGTAATAAGATATTTGTAAGAGATTTATCAGCAGTGAATGCTTCAATTATTAACTTGGATGTGTCTAGTGCTAATATCAAAGATCTAAGTAGTAATAAGATATTTATTAGAGACTTATCTGCGGTGAATGCTTCAATCATCAACTTGGATGTATCCCAAGCGAATATTAGAGATTTATCAAGTAATAAAATATTCGTTAGAGATTTATCATCAGTGAATACGTCAATCATCAATTTGGATGTATCACAAGCGAATATACGAGATTTATCTAGTAATAAGATATTTGTAAGAGACTTATCAGCAGTAAATGCTACGATAATAAGACTAGATGTTAGAGACTTATCAGCAGTGAATGTATCCATCATCAATTTAGATGTATCACAAGCGAATATAAAAGACTTATCAAGTAATAAGATATTTGTACGAGACTTATCAGCTGTAAATACGTCAATTATCAACTTGGATGTATCTAGAGCAAATATTAGAGATTTGTCAACTAATAAGATATTTGTTAGGGACTTATCAGCAGTTAATGCTTC